TGGCAGAGTAGACACTTCTGTGCCACGGCCTCCCTCTCTTCGGGGGAGCCAATAATCTTCGAGCATGGACATGAACTTCTTGTCATCACGGATCTCTCCAGTGTTTTGATCGTAAGAAATTTTTGTTCTATATCTCGCCATCACATCACGAAGGTAGTTTTCTGCCTTCGCCTTAGGTAGGTTACCTACATCAATATAAAATAGTCTTCTCTCTGGTGCTCTTGCCATACGATAGATGACAATTGCGTCCTCCATCCAACGTAGTTGGTTGAGGGACTTATTTGCTTTGTTTAGATAGGACAATACTTGTCCATTGTTACCGTCAACTAATCCTGATGTGATATAGGTGACGGCATCTCTTGCAATTCTTACAGTATCTCCCTTCTGACTACCTGAGTAACCCAGACCGTTACCCATATAATTCATACCCTTCTTGTTATACAAGAAGTATTCAATCACACGAGCGGGAAATTGTTTTGATGCCTCACCAAATACCTGTGGTTCTTTTGCGGACTGTGGTCTACGGGTATTCTTTAGGTATGGTTCGGGTAGATTTAAACCTCTCTTGTATTCTCTAATTGGTTTGATCTTAAGAGCATCGATGTTTCGAATGTCTGTAATACCTCTCTCAGGTTGGTTGAGGTCAATAACTTTATGATAATATAGTCTTCCGTCGATGTACCATTTTCTGAACATCTCATGGGCTTTGTTATTGAAGTCTAGTAGGTGAAGAATATATGCAAACTCTTCTCTGATAATAGTTTTGACACGCTCTGAGATATCCAGATTAGATAAATCAATTGCAACGGGAGTATCGTTAGTGTCAGATACAATAGCTTCATTTACGATATCCTCAATAGCACTGTCCACCTCAGGGTGGAGAGCCATACATCTATATTTTCTGATAAGCTCATAATCTTTCTGTGCACCAGTATCCATGGGGATACTGTAACCAGTGAGTCCTCCGGCAACTGTAACTCCATCATCCCTATTAGGGGGTACCGGAGATATCTTATTGAGTTCTTCTAGTTCGTCGTTCTTATAGGAAAAACCAAATAAACGACCAGATTGTCCTGGAATCACTTGTTTATTAACTATGTCTTAGATGTATTTAGGTATAAAAAAAGGAGGGTGTGAACCCTCCTGTATGAATATGTGAAAAATATCAGGAAAGAATCGTTCCTTCATTCTTGCCATCAGCGGGATTAGTCCATTCATTGACTCCAGAAACGGTCTGTGCCTTAGAGCCAGCTGCATGCCAGTATTGGACACAGAAGGATACGTCGTACTCCTCGATCGTATCTTGAGTTTCAAAACTCAATGGGATATCGGCGATTGTGTTAGGCCAAATACCATTGAACTCATATACTCTGAGCTGTTTACCTTGACGATCTAGTTGTCTAACTTCAGCAGTAGCAAAGTAGTTCTCTAGTTCGTTCTCACCAATAGCAAAGTTCATGTTCTGAATTAGTTCAGACCACTTCTCCATTGCCTTACGGAGTTTGAAGTCCGTATCATTGATGATTGTGGTTTGCCAATCGGCAAAGTTTCTGTCACCAGATACTTTAAGTTTTCTTCCACGGAAGGGAACGTCGATGATACCAATCTGTGAACCAGGAAGAGTTGCTGCCTTAACTAGGAACAACGCTTTATTAGTAAGTTCAGTTTGATTACTTACAACGGCCTGTGGAAATGTGATTTCCACAGAGAACATTGTAGGACGTACACCACCATTAGCAAGAGCTGACTTAAAGTTCTCAATACTCTTTCTACTTACAAGTGGGGATTGATTAGCCATGTTTGCTTACCTCAATAGATGATGGTTATATTTTTACTGTAATGACTCGAATCTTCTATTGAGACCAATCGCCTCAGAGAAGGATACACCAGTCTTCGTGGCAACAAAACTTAGTTGGACGAAGTTGATAGAACGGTTAGGCTTGACATAGATGTCAGCAACAAACTCATTACGATCGATAACTTCTGGGGTGTTATTAGTGGAGTCACAAATAACTAGGAAGTCAATCACACCTCTCTTGGACTGAATGTCACGTAGGAAGGGGTTGGTATTATTCAAGAAGTTAGTTCTGGTGGGAACATCATTGAATTCGAATAGTACATTTCTGGAGATCTTAGCAATCTCTCTTTCCATGTAGATAAACAAACGTCTTACATTGATACGACTGAATGCAGAAGTATATGCTACTGCAGTCTTGTCACCATAGAGAACCGTTCCTTCACCTGGGAATGTAACCACAGGGTTGACACGGGAGGAGAAGAGTAGATCTCTTTGTTCCTTAGAGGGATCGTAAGATAGTTTGACAACATTCTTGATCTGACCTCTGGATAGACCTGCAGGTGAGAAGAATGGTTCAGACACTAATGAGGTCTGTGCCATTGTACCGGCAATGTCAGCGTTGAGGGGTACGTATCTGTACTTGTCAGAGAATCTGTCGTACATATACTTGTAACCACTGTCAAGAACAGCGTAAGTAGAAGAGGATAGTCTATCCGCCCAATCAATAACTCGGTTGGTAATTCTACCAGCGTTGATTGGCTCTACAGCTGCAGACCTTGGTGGACTTAGTAGTACCATTGCGGTCTTGAGTTTTTCGCCTAGAGCAATTAGATAGTTACCCTTACCAACAGCAGCGTTAAGTTGCTCATCATAGGTTCCATCACCAAACTGCATCATATCATATGCAGGACCCTGAATGATATAGTCTAAATCAGAAACATTCTCTTCCTCAATCTTTTTGTAACCAGCTTGGATTTCACCAAGTGAAGCAGAAAGTTGATCCTCACCACCAAGTAGAATATAAGGGATGTCACGAACCTTTAGACTGTCGGGGGTGTCTTCTGCAAAGAGATTTGTCTCTGCAAGGTCGACAGCACCGTAACGAGGACGTAGGAAAGTTGCCTTTTGATTGACACTCAATAAAGTACCAGGTGCAACTCTACCTGAGTTTAGAAGACCGGTGATATCACCAGTTGATCCTTCACCGATACTCTCTACTCTATCATTAGAGAAGATAAGAAGAGATGATCTGTTGATTAGATCCTTGTAGTAGTTGTTGGTTCCTTCTAGTGTCTTGGCACCCTTGAGTTTAGAAACACTGATATATTGTTCTAGGGTTGAACCACGAACACCAGTGACCTCACCTAGAGCATCATAGACAACGATGTGCATTTCGTCATCAATTGTTCCTTGATCAAGAGCATTGGCAGAAGTACCAGGTCTCTTGGCAAAGTTAATCCAGGGAATACCTTCGAATGCAATCTGTTGAGTGTACCAATCTCTAGTTCCTTGGACGTAGTATAGATTACCTCTTACAGGAGCTCCAGTTGCTGGATCATAAACAGTACCACCATTTTCATCCTTAGGATCAGGCTCGATTAGGATGTCATTATTTCTGGGCACATAGGTTTGAATCCATAGTTCCCTTCTTGCGTCCCAGTAAATAGGATCTACTGTAGGACTTGTTACAATCGCAGGACCCTGAAGTCTCTGGAAAGTGGGGTTGCTAGGAGTTGAATCCTCACCCTCGATGGCGTCACCAGCGGCATCTCTTGCAAGTTTTCCACTGAATACTTTCTCACCATCTGCTGCTCTAGCAGGCCAGTACCAGGAAATACCTTGGTTTCTGGTGTAGGTCTTCTCTTCAAAGATTGAGTTTACAATCTGATTAGCAGACTTACTGTAATATAGGAAGTCGCCTAGAACATAGATTGCAGTTGCCTGTCCGATCTCAATACCAGGAGCGTTACTAACGGTAAGAGTTCCGTCAAGATCTTCATATTGATCTAGTTCACCGTAGCCACCTTGGCCTACGTCTTCTCTTACAACACAAGTTGCAAACCATACATCATTAATTTCTTCTAGTCTAACTACTGCAGCAACTAGTGCTTCAGTACCACCATCACCGAATGTAACAATAGTACCTAGTACTTCAGATACTCCGGTTACGGTCATGGTAACAGTGGAAACAAATCCACTGTTTTGGACTCGACTTACAGTGACAGTATCACCTTCTTTGTAACCTTGTGAGGATGAAGCACCTTGGTTGTTAACTGCTACTGCAATAACGGAACCGCCTGATAATGTTAAATCGAGGACTAGGCTCTGACCATTACCGTCAGTGACAGTTTCTTGTCCAGATAGAAGACCAGTATCAGATCCATCGTCAGCAACAAAGTTGATGTTGTCGTCACCGGGATCGATCAACAATTCTGTTACGTCTTCTAGATCGGGCTTGGCTTCAAACTGGATCTTGATGTATCTACCAATTCCTCTACCAACTTCAGTGTCAGCACTGAAAGGAGGAACTGTAGAATCATCGGTAGCTCTGAGATTAGTGAGAGCAATCTGTGATGTGGCACCTTCTTCCTGTTGGTTGGTGTTACCATCAAGAATGTCTGTAGGTGAAATAACAGAAGAACCACCGTCAAGAATGATTTGGTTGTCAGTTGATAGTGATACATCAGTTGACTTTAGAGTCATCTGATAGTCAGCACCTTTATCGATTACTGCAATACCAATTCCGTTAGCCCAACGACCAGGGGTTCTTCCAAAGAACTTACCTAGACCAGGTTGAGAAGCATTCTTTTCTACTAAGAATTCATCTTCGTTCTTAACGTATACAGAACTCTGAGTTCTCTCAGTCTGTGTTGGATCATTAGGATTGGGCATAGGCAGTGAATCATCATAATACGTGAATGCATCAGTAGCATTACGCATCTTCTGAGCGTTCACTGTGTTGGCGCCTTCGTCTACAACGTCACCAACAGCGTCATCACAACGCACTACATAACAATTACCAGAGTACTCTAGGAAATTGTTAATGGAGTGCCAATACTCGAAATTCTCATCGGTTGGTTCACCGAAGGTTTGTCTAAGTTCTAATTCTGTAGTAATGTATACTAGTTGATCTACAGGACCCTTCTCGAAAGGACCGGCAACAACCCCTACATTTTCTGTAATAGCATCAGCAGATCCCCTTGTTAAGTCTACCTCTTGGATAAACACACCTGGGGAGGCGGTTTTAATTACCATATCTAACTCCTGAATATAGGGAATATTCAAAAGTATTTAGTATTTACTAGGTTTACGGATAGTTAATCAAGAATAAAATATACTATGGTAGATATGGTAGAACCCCCTTAGATTCCCTTTATAACGTTACCTAAATTCCGTATTAGTATTGTCTCCACCAGGTTGGATCTGGACCGTTGTCTCTATTATATGTCCTCTTCTCCCATTCCCATGGACTATAAGGCACTCCGTACTCATCAAACTGACTGGTATCATTCCATACCAGACCTGAATCCTTCTCATGATATACAGTATCGTCTAGTCCATTTGTGATAAAACCAAAGGGTGACATGTCCTCTTCTAGTTGATTCTTGTCCTTTTCATATAGTTCTTCCCTAACAGATTGGTCAGTCATTTCACGGAAGTAGTCTTGTGCAACTGCCCATGCATAGATAACCATACACATAACTAGGTCATCGTGACAACCATCTTCTGCAGCAAACGAGTCTCTCTTCTCAACGAAGGTAGTAAGTTCGTTAATGATCTGGAAGTCTTTGAATAGAATCTTATCACCCTCAACCATTTGTTTCAGGTTTGAACATCCCAACTTCTTAGGAGCCTTTGCCATCTTGAGTCCAAGTTGAGTCTTACCACCAGAAAAACCATGACCCAAGACCTGACCTGCACGTCCTCTCATAGATGTCATGAGTAGGTTCTCATACTCCATGTCATAGAATATAATGGAAGCAACCTGGTCACCGATATCATTTACCTCACATAAGACCCACGCGTTATTATATTTTTTTGCAGTGTTTACAATAACATCAGGGAACAACATCGGTTTAATTTCATTGTTCCGATACTTGGCAACAAGTCTATGTGGGTATGATGTAATATCAACCACCAGGAATGCAGAGTAGTCTAACTTCATACCACGAGACACGTCCACTGTCATCAGATACTCATGACCTGGAATCGGTTCTTCATATACATCCATACCACCAGATGATATAAGAGGATCTTCATATACCAGTGTCTTAAGTTTAGATGCTGCAATCAATGAACCAGCAGAACCTAGGAAGTCGCATTCAAATTCCTGAGCAAACTGTTGTTCTGAAGTGTTTGCAATTGTTTCTTCTTTCCACTTTGCATCACGACCAGGTACTTCTGACCAGTGAGCTTCAATAGAATTATAACTATTTCGATTCTTCTCAGCGTCTGTCCATAACTTATAGAAGTGATTCAGACCATTAGGGGTAGATACAATGATAACCTTGGTAGACTTACCAGAGGAGATCGTAGGATATACAGAGGAGAAGAACTCTTCTGCAATGTTAGTTGGAACGAACGCAAATTCGTCCAACATTACAATGTTATAAGAGAAACCACGAACAGCAGAACTAGAAGTTGAACTAGCAGTGATGCGACTGCCGTTCTCCAATTCAATCGAACCCTTGTTCCACGCAATGACACCTTGCTGTAACCACTTCGGGAGGTTTTCATAGGAAGTTTGTAGTTTGGCCATCAATTCAAAAGAGGTCTCCCTCTTGTTAGCCAGAATAGCAATATTGATATTATCTCTAAAGATTGCCTGGTGAATTAGATACGCAGTAACTGTAACTGACTTACCAGACTGACGGGGAAGTTTACAAATAGTAAATCTTCTATTGTGGAAACTATGTACTAGTTTCTGTTGGAAAGGATAAGGATGGAATGGAACGATACCATCGTCAAGTGAGATAACCTTAATGTAATTGCGAAGGAAATATTCTGGATCCTTAGAACACTGAATTATCTCTTGTACTTGTTCTTTCGTAAAGTCAATCTGTACCCCCCTTTGTTTGAGCAAAGGGTTTTGCTTATACGCATAATCTTGTTTACCCATTAATCGCGCTGTCTCCAATCATCAGTTTTCTCTTGTCTGAACCAGTCCACGATCTCATCGCCACTATCAAATCCTGTTCTGTGGTTACTTGGATCCGGGTGTCCCAGGTCCATCTGGTTTAAAAAATCGTCCAGACTCCCTTCCTGCATGTCTGGATTTCTAGCTACTCGTCTTGCTTTCCTTAACATTTCTCCAGCAGATCTGTTTGCCTTGGATAACTTCTCTGCCCAAATCATATCATTCAATTGAACTTCTTCGTTCTTAGAAATCCTTGAACAAATATATTCAAGACGAAGACGGTACTCAGTAGATAACATAAAAACCTATGTTTTGGTTATTTATTCCATTCGTAGGATATATGCTATACAGATAGAAACCCCTATTAATAGTAGGAGTATCATGATATTTACACTATGTACAGGGTCATTCACATTAACAATCCCAAGCTTTTAGACTCTTACTTAGTCTATCATCTCCTGTATTATTTGACTTCTTCTGTCTCTTACGCATTCCTTTCATTCTTGCACAGAATGATTTACGTCTAGGGTTACCTTTCTCCTTGGTAGGAGCTTTTAGATCTGAGCCGGGGTTCTCTCGTTCGTAGGACTTACGTCCCTTCTCGTTAAGACCCCCGGCTTTATTCTTTCCCGCAGACTTTGTCCATGCAGCACCTTCACCAAATACTACCTCTTTATGTTCTCCTGTATCGTGATCCTCTACGATAACCATGAGTGAACCATCTTCCTGAATCTCAGGAACACTCACGGGTTCACCTACTTCCTCGTAGATTTTCTGTAGGGTATTAGTATCATTCTCATTCAACATCAACCAGTCATTTCTTTCATATGCAACATAGTTCTCAGTCATAGGAGGAACTACAACTAGTGGATCATCCAATGAATCACTACCAGTTACAGGATAATATGCTAAGAGTCTAGAACCAGGATAGAACTTTTGTGCAGCATCCTGCATATCGTTTCTAGAGGGGATCTTACTTTCAGGCCAAAAGAATTTAATCCTCTTAGCATAACCTCTATACATCATAGAGACTTCATAAACCATTCCATTTTTTCTTAGAACGATTTCATTAAGTGGCATCCAACCACACTCCTCGACCTCTACCTGTTCCTTGATCCAATCATCAGGAATCTGACCATCATGTGCTGACTTGAAATCTTTATGTAATTGCTTAGGTGTAATGTCATGATCCTTTGCAATCCTTCTCATGACACGATCAATAGATTGCCATGATGTGTCTTCTAGTTTAACTAGTTCCTTCTCTAGTTCCTTTACAGGACTAGGTGTTTTCTCTGTAAGTAGTTCCTGCTCAGTCTCTTCCTCTACTTCTTCTGTTAATCCCCACTGATCTTTGATATGTTGTTCATACTGTTCTAATGACATTGAAGTCGTTAGAGAATAATAATTACTAGTATTGCCACCAGTGTTACCACCGTGAGGACCTGCTGGAAGTGATTGTTTTCCTTCATTACCTGAGTTCCTCATTCCTGTGAGTGCACGTGCTAGAGCTCTAGCGTTATATCTACTTGCTGCAGTTGAAGGTTGTTTGCGAGCAACATATGTACCCTTGGTTGTATCTTCGTCGTCTACTTTCTTTAAACCTTTATATACATCTACTGCAATCTCTGCAAGGTCTGTACCAGAATATCTTGGTTCAATCTCAGGTCTCTCAGGAGCCTCAGGCATGATTGACTTGGTTTCCACTTCATGGATACCAGACTTCATATGGTCAACACCTTCCTTGACCACTTCACCAATCATGTTTTCACAATCAACTTCAAACGAGTCTCTTGCCTCGTGAAGTTTACGTAACATTTTCTGCTTAAGGTATTCGCTCATGGTACAACCTACTTACATCCTTATTTATCCTAAGAGTCAATTGTATTCTTCATCTTTACACCACTGACTGAACCTGTTGCAACAGAATCATCGGTGTCTAGTTTAGATGCTTTAACATTTGGATTGAATCTACATTTACCTGCAAAGTAGAATTGTCCTGCAGGACATGCGTCTCTCTTTGGTTTCTTTTCTTTATCGGGTAATACTGTAGTCTCATCTGGACGATCATTAGGTACTGGTTCTACCGGTTTCTTTTCAGTCTTAGGTTTAGGATCATCTACCTTTACGTTGACTTTCTTAACTTCTGGTCGTGCTAGTTTATTGGACTTTGCCTTTACGATGGCACCACCTTTACTTGTCTGTTGTGCTGCGGGTCTTGTTGTAATTGCAGAAGAAGAACGCTTCTGAATTGCACTACCCTTATCTGAGGGAAGAGACTTGGGTTGAGTCTTAACGATTGCTGTAGTTGTGGTGTTAGGTTTCGTTGTAGTAGTAGACTGTGGAGTAGGTCTACCTTCTGCTCGTGCCTTTCTTCTTGCAGCAAGAATTTCCTGTTGTCTCTTGTCGGGAGTTGCAGCACGAGTGGCATTCTTTAATGCTTGTGCAGAAGACACCTCTGCTAAGAAATTACTATATGTCTTCATAACCTGTTAGTTTTAATTATTTATCTTTAGTCTCCTTAAGCATCTTAATTAGATCTGCGGTTGATCCTGACATGTAGATATTGTTTTGTGTGTTGTTAGATTGAACAACTTGTTCTTCTTCCTTACTAAGATCCTTCATCTTCTTCTGTAGGTCAGCCAACTTATCAACAACATCAGCTGCCGCCTTTGCTCCTTGGAAGACAACTTCATATGCACGTGGATGTTGAGAGTCATGTGCAACATCCATTGCATCATTAATGCTCTCCTGCATCTTCTCTACAATATCGTAGAGTTGTGCACGAGCATATTGATAATCTTTCTGTTGATCTTCTTTGGGATTTGACTCTTGAACCTTTTTCATCTTCCTCGGAGTTGTTTCCACAATCTCTACATCCTCTGGTTGAGGTTCAACATCAAACTTATTGTCTAACTCGTCGAAGTGTTCTTTTGTCATTCGTCAAGTCCAAAGAAAGACTGGTCATCAGAGAAGATATCTTCAAAGGTTTCAACAACCTTATAAGATCCTTGTACACTAGGATCAATTTCGTCTCTAGGTAGTGGTGGTTCTAGAGTAGACTGTGCCTCTGCAGAGTAACGTAGTTCTGCTGGACGACGTACAATATCTGAACGGTAGTCGAGGGTGACCTTTCTAATATCTCTTGCAGCATTGACAGGACCGAATAGGTATGTCTTAACAGTAAAGTTCAATGTCCAGATTAGAGTTCTTCTCTGAGTGTAGTCGCCTTCGTAATCATCTTGATAACCAACACCATTTAATACAATTGCAATATCCCTTTCTTCCTTTGTCTCCGCAATAACCTGAATGGATACATTAAGGGAAGGGTGGAACTGTGGTAGGATCTGTTCTAGAATCTGTAGACCATCATCCTGGTTTTTAGATAGAATTGATAATTCTACATCCAGGTTATAGGGAACAGGTAAGTACTGCATGTACTGTACAGGTTTACCCTCGGCGTCAGAACTTTCTGGAGGTACAGTTCTACTAAACTGAGTAGGTACTGCCTTACGTGAACCATCATACGATAAACCCTTGATCTCAAATGAGAT